ATTAGCAGGTGAAAGAATCAATCCAAACGAAATACCATTATTTACAGTCGCTTGTGCTACTTTTTGCAAGGTATTAATACCAGCTTGGTTGTAATACAAAGGATTTGTTGGCAAATTAGAACCATTAATAATTGCCGCAGATAATGACTGAGCAACATTAATAGAAAGCCAATCCACACAATACCAGTAATTAAATGGGTTTAAATCCATGTAAGTACCGCCTTCAATCAGCGTATTTGAAATGCCGCCTTGTGCGCCTGTACCTACCCAGTTCACACCATTAGCCAACAAAGTTACTTGTTGAGTATTGCTTAGAACATAAGGAGTTACTGAATAAATGTAAGTATATTCAAGAGGTGAAGCTAAATTAACTGAGCTTGGGTTATAGCCCAAAATTACATAAAAAATAGCCGCAGTACTAAATTCAATTGCTGGTGCGCTTGGACTTTGTAATGTAACAAAAGCTGATTTAATCCCATCCCATCCAGCATAAGTAGCTAAAGTAGAGGTTACATAAAAGTATACTTGTGCAGTAGTACCTTCATATTGTGCCGCCATTACTTGTGCATCGCTTACATCCCATGTTGTAGGAAGTAAATAGCTATAAAACTGTGGAGTTGGAGAAGTCGGAAGATGATTAACATTTTCTTCAATATAAGTATTTAATGCAGTAACGCCGTCAGCAACAGTAGTTGTTCCTAACTCTAATACATACACGCCTTGCGGTGTTTTAATTGTTGTACCTGCTTGAGCAAAGAAAGTATTGCCCATTGCTGTTAACTCTAAAGTAGAATTAAGTTGCAAAGTTCCCGCAATTGTTTCAGAACCCGGATTTGTCAATAATGGATAAGTAACTGTATTTGTGCCAGTAGAAGTACCAGCAAAAGTGCCGTTATATCCTGTTGGAACGCTTCCAGCAATAACAATTTGAACTGTATCACCGCTTGGAATACCATGAGCAGTAGTGGTTGTAACAGTTACCACATTGGTTGCCCAAGTAAGAGAAGTAATTGCAGTTGCAGGTCTAAGGATGCTGGTTAAATCACTTAACTGAGTTAACAGTTGAGTAGTTCCAGCGGCTAAAGTTGTACCACCTTGTGATACAAACGCCCCTGTCTGCTGTAGCTGATTAGGTGCGCTTGCCACTTGTTGAGTGACAACGACATTTACAATATTTGGCATAATTGCCCCCTAATTAGTTAAAGCTAACAGAAACAGTACCAGTTGGTGGCGGTGTAATAACAATACCTACAGAGCATGGGAAATTAATTACATAAGTTCCAACAGCTTCAGGAATTACTGCTACTAAATTTGCAGTAACAAGACCTGATGTTGCCGCATGGTCAAAAACAGTACCAACAGATGATCCAGCAATAAGTACATTAACTGTACAGATGCGACCCGGAACAGTTTTAATTACTGTTGTAGTAGTAATGTTTAAAAATGAATGAATACCTAGACCAGTAGAAACTGCGCCATTCTGGATTGCTGGGTTTGAAGTAATTGCCATTTTGTAACTCCTTTTATACACTTAGGTTGATTTAACACATCTTACTACTTAATTTTACAACTGAAAACTATTCCGCAGGGGTAACTTCCATGAAAGCGTGTTCAATTAATTGCCTTGCAATATCGTTTACTGTACTTTGGTAATAACTTACTTCAAAAGTAATGGTTTTCTTTTGAGCCATGATGCCAAGTTCCGATTGGGTCATTTTTTCATCCTGCATTACTGGCATATTCATTAAGCCAATATTGTCGGTATTTCGGCTGTAATCAAGTATATATTGCACAAAATTAAGGGCTTCATGGTTACGGATGCCATACATAGTGATTTTTACAGTATCTTTGACCAATTGAAAAGGATTGGAATTGGGGTCTAATAGTGGAAAATCTTGCAATGCAGTAGTTAGGCTTGGATTAATATCGACAGCCGCATAAGCTGGGACAATGTTTTGGTCTACCAAATAAGACGGGTACATAGGGAAAAATTGGTTCAAACTAAGCCAAATAGGTAAGCTATTGGACACAATTACGCTTTGAGTATCAAATCCTGTCATTGTGTCAATGATTTGGGTATTCATTACTGAATACAGCGCATCGCCACGATAATGGTATAAATCGGCTTGTTTGTAGAAGTTTGCCCTAGTATTAAAGGCAAATCGCATCCCTTGATAAGTTGCTATATATTGAAACTGAGGGTTAATTAAGTTGAAATCGGCTATTTCTACCAAAGAAGTAAAAGTAGTGTGGTTAAACACAGTTTGACGATCTTCCAACATTTGAACATCACTACTAAAATGGAATGAGCCACTAGCTACTAATTGTCTTGCAGGTACGCCTTCAGGGTAATTGTTATAAAGTAATTTGTTATATTGCGATGCGTTAAAAAGGGCAGAATCAGTCAAAAGACTAGCATTTACCCAAAAAACATACCCATCTAAAGGCAATACAAGCTTCACATAAAGGGTAAAAGTGACTTGTTCATTATTTGATAAGGTTTCTACGCCTTGAGCTAATCCAGAAGCTAATTGAGGTTTTGCTGTTGCGGCTTCTACGGCTGATGCCATTATTTAATCTCCGCTTTTAAAGAAGCTTCAAATACGCCAGAATAGATAAAGGATGGGCGTGGGTTGCGTTTTTTAACCGCTTTACCGCCTCCGCGTTTGCCTTTTATCCAGCGTTTAGCTGTTACGCCTTTTTCAAAGCGATAGCTAGTTCCATCTAATGCGGCTTGGGTCGGTATACCTCGTTCACCATACATAGCCGCAACTTTTTCTACTTCTTGATTAGTAATAAAGTTGTGCATTTTGTCGGTAATTTCTTCGGAACTTACGGCAAATACGCTTGCTATATCAACCGATTCACCTTTTAGCATCATTTCTAAGCCAATTGCGGCATCTTTAGCTATTAATTCGGATATTTCTTTTTCGCGGAAATTATAAAACATTGAAAATAAGCCGTAGCGTTTTTCCAAGTCCATGCCTACGGAATAAGTGCTTCCGCCTTCTGGCTCTGGAACATCTATTACGCCTAGACCTAGTTTAATCAAGTTAAACCCCAAAGAGTGCCAAGTTGTTGCATATACGATAGCGCTACACGCCCGTAAGGGTCTTTAATTCGTTGTAGGTCTAAGAGGCTCAAGTCGCGCAATCCGTGTCCTATAGAGAGTGCTTCATGGGTGCTTACATCGCCAGCGGCATTTATGACGCCAGCTACAAAGTTATTAATGCCAAATTGATTGCGTAATGTGGTGAAATAGGTTTGACCGGGATAATCTTGCTGAAACTGCAATAGTTGGCTACCGCCCCAGTTATAGACTGTTAAAGTGTAAATGTCCTTTACTGTATTAGCAAAATCAGTCGGAACAATGTCTTTAGCGATTACATATGCATAGTTCCAGCCCGGATCATCAGGGGACATAGCAGTTGTGGGTATCCCCATAACGGCTTGCGCCCACGCGATAAATCCTGTTAAAGAAGGGGGACTTACGATTGGATCAGCCATAGAACTATCCTAGAAATATTTTTTACATTCTAAATCAAAAACTCCCCGAAGGGAGTTCTTTTATACCGACTTTCTTGGTCTACCACGACCTTTTTGTCCTTCGCCTTCATGTATGACTTCAATTCTTTGGTCAAACTTTACTTCTTGATCCGCGGCGTTCTTTTTATCTTCAGTTACTTCAAACTCAATACCGCCTTTTTGCTTAATACCCATTTCTTGGGCTTTAAGCGAAATGATCTGATCTTGAGCCGCCGCTGTAATGCTTCTAGCTTCTTGGGCGCGATCAATATTTTCTTGATCCGATTGCCCAATACCCGCTTCAATAGCTTCTACGCTAATTGGTTTGCCAAAACGATAGCAAAGCCCACCAAAGCCTTTTTTGACGTGAGTTGCTTCCATTAACCCATAAGGAAGGTGCTGTTTAATAATAACGTCAGCTTCTACTTGGGTTTGAACCAAACGCATTTGCGCTCCAGCCCTGATTTTATGAGAAAAAGGTCTTTGATTCTCTGGCAACATATAAGTAAACAAAAAATCTTGCTTAGAGCAGTTTGCAATAAATAATTCCATGATATTTCCCCTAGATGGGTGGGGGATTGATGATGCGAGGTTTTTTAGACCTCCAACCCCCCATAAAGAAAGTAACCAGCATCACTTGGTTTCTTAAATCTTGCTAAAAAACCGCCCCGAAGGGCGGCTACAACTTCCCGTGAAGGATTTTAATAAGCGGCTGACAAAATTGTCATACCTTCTGGACGGATACCCCAACCTGAAGTGCTACGCATTGTGTAGAGGGTGGTAATACCGCCGTCTGGCAATGGAGTAGGAATTTCAGTTGGTGCGGCTACGTCACAAAGCATCAAAGTAGTTGCAGTTTGATTTGGCGTCAAAGTAGCAAATACGTTGGTGTTGATTTGTGCATTAGCGCGTGGGATTTTCAGTTCTGGAGCAACCAAAATGATTGCATCAGTACCGCCGTAGCCTTGACCAACGAGAGTATCGTCAGCCGCGAAGGAAACATCATCGCCACCAGCCCAAGAAGCTACAGTTTCAACTAATCCAGCGGCGGTTTCTACACCAGCACCAATACGTTGGAATTGTGTCAATGACACGATGCCGCCGTAAGAGATTTGTTGAATGAAGCGTTGTGGAGCTAGGAAAACTAAACGCAATGGTTGACCAATTTGCAGAGTGGTAGTTTTTAGGTTACCAATCATGTTCAACAAGAACTGAGCTAATTGACCTGAATCCCATGTGCTATAGCCAACATTACCATTGCTATCTGCGCCTAAGTTCACGCGTGTAGCGCCAGCAGTATTGAGCAAGCCTTCGCCATTGGCTGGGTTATAGCCATAGAGAAGTGCATTACGCAACTGTTGAGCGATACCTTGACGAGCCGCTAAACGGAGAGCTTCTGGTAGGGCATAACCCCAAGCACCAGTAGCCGCTTCATCGAAGTTGTCATATTGCGCGCGGGTTTGTAGACGATAAGTAGCAGTACTAATCATCGAAGGGATAACAGATGCGCTAGGCAACTGGTTAGCCGTTGATTGATTAGCTGATACTTGAGTTGTCAACTGAACTTTTTTAGCATAAACATAAAGGTCAGCTTCACCGAGGCGAGGCATAGGATTCTCTGTTGCCAGAGTTGTAAACGCACCAGAAGCCAAGCTATATTGCATAATTAGCTCAGGCATCATGTGATGCGGATTTACTGTTACATACGAAGGTGCAAAACCTGACATGATCTAGTTCCTTTCTTAGATTTGAACTACTGCTACAGGAGCAGAAGTAGAACCACCAACAATGGTATTAGACCAGTTAGCGTTACCAGTAACAGAACTATAGCTTACGATCTTGTTACCAGAAGTACTGATACGCAAGATTTTGCAAGGAACAGCAAAGTTGCTTGTAGAGGTTGTTGTTAAACGGAAATTTACTGTATCCCAATAAACAGTTTCAACGATAGAAGAACCTGCCAAAGCTACTACAGAAGCATCACAAGGCAATGGAATACGCGCGCCGCTACCAAAACGATAGAAGTTTACGGACATACCGGGTGAATACAAAGGAGCAGTACTTTGTGGGGTTGTAATACCTTGGAAAGCTTGGTTGAATACAGCGATACCTGTAGGAGCAGTAGCTTCATCTGATTGGATGATTGTTCCGCCTAATGTATCAGTACCGGGCTGATAGTCACCAGAGTAAACGCCTTGTTGAGCAACAGGGATGATCTCTGAAATTGGAACACCGCCCCATAAAGGCAAAGTAGCCAAAGTTGAGAGAACACCACCAGCAAGAGCAAACTTAACTGCTGGATCATCTTGTGCATCGCCTTGGGTAAAACCTGCGCTGTTTACGTTAAATAAGCCAGCGGCATTGGTTGTCACCATTGGTTGGAGAGAAATTTGTGCGGTCATGGCTTATCCTTAGCGCTTAAAGTTTTCAGTATTAAACTTCATAACCCGATATGCTGGGAGTTTGAAATCACCTAACCATGCTTCCATATCACCACGGAACTCTGTGATGGTACGACCAGCGCGGTCTTTTTTGTGCAATTCGATCAATTGACCTTTTGCAATTGCACCTGTGCCACGGGAAGCGGCGATAGCGTCAGCATAAACACGCTTTTCAACGACTGCAAGCATAGCTTCGTCTTTGATAGCATTGATATTTACGTTCTTCATTTCGTCACTATGGGCTTGCAAACCACGAACCATACGCTTGCGATAAGCAGTTAAGCTTTCACCAGACAATGGACGTGAAGCAGATTTACCAAAAGCTGAATAGACAGAATCCGCTTTTGCTTGACAATCAGCCATTACAGCTTCATCTTCATCAGCTTTTTTAGCTTCTTCTTCATCATCATCATCTTTTTTGAACTCCATGTGACCCGGATGTTCAACTTCGCCTTCATCATCAGGCTTAATTTCACCTTCGTCATGCTCTTTAGGATCAGAGTGCTCTGCATCCTTCTTAGCTTTACGCATCATGAATTTCTTAGCCTTGGCTTCAGACATATCGTCATCATCCTTTTTCATGGCTTCTTCTTCATCATCGTCATCACAAGCTTCCATGTCATCGTCTTTTTTGGCTTTCTTTTTGTCAGCCGCTGTGACTAATGGTGGAGCAGGTAAGTTTTTTTCCATTTCATCTTGACGGGTAATTACTTGACCCAATAAAGACATAATGGCATCTAATTTATCGCCTTGGGCATCTGCCTTTGGCTCAATCTTATTTTCAGTCATTTTCAGACACCTCATTGTTAGTTAATAAAACTCCAGTAGCATCGCCACCTTTGTCCCATACTCCTTTTGAACCCCTAGCTTTCGTTACGATTGCTATGTGATCCAGCAGAAATGGCACACCTTCTATCAAGAGTGGCTCGCCATTCTCAGTAGTAAGTGTAATGTTACCAGCCGTTTCGTCAAATACAACGGCTGGGGAAGTCGAAATTTCGCCTTCACAAATTTCAGTTATTGCTTCTTGATTGTAAATCTTGGCAATTCCCCATACTTCATCGCCCTTAATGTAAGGCAACATAACGCTACCTACAGCACGAAGTTTAAATTCTTCGGGGGTTAATACTTGCGTTTCGGGGTGATCCATAATGACCATTAATCCATTGCAACGCTTTAAAAACTCATCATTTAAATAAAGAGAAGGGTCACGCCAAACGTGTTCGCCAATGCTGGATCGGAAAGCTAAACCTGTCCCTGTAATACGAATAGCAAATAAGCCAATATTGGCGTACATTTGCGGACTAGCCAATACGCCTTCGCTAATTAACTGAGCTATATCGGTTTCCGTTTTGGCTTTTGCTACTTTAAACGCTATTTCCATACCGGGGTGTAATGGTGTTGGTGGTGTATTAATATTGCACCAATCATAGCCTGTAGACTCATAGTTCAAAGTCACATTGCCTTTATCTACATCACGCGCGATATAAGTACAAAACTGCCCATCATCAAATAAAACTTCTAATTTGCCTTCATACTCTAAACCTGTTTCTTCCTTGCACTCGCGCCTAGCGGCGCTTTCAAGGTCTGCATCTTTTTCGTTTTGGTGTCCGCCGGGTACTGCCCATGTTTGTGGATAGTCCCCGCCATTACCACGGCGAATTAGCAATATTTCTTCATCTTTAGTGACAAACATAATACCCGCGCAACGCCCACGCGCCCCAGCATCATTGGCTACAGGCTCAACGATAGAAGGTTCTTCAGGTACAGTTTCTACGGAATCTTCTTTACAATCATTTTCAGGAACTTTATCTTCCTCGTTCCCAAGCTTTACAATTATTTCGTCAGATTTTATGCCGTTAATGTGCTGGGCAATTTGGCGAAGTTTATCCCCAATATCTTTAACTTGAAGTTTTTGTAGCTCATGGCTTAAATCAATATGAGCTTCAGGAGTTAATAGCTGTGGGGCTTCATCGCCTTTTAACAGCTTAACTTCCATTTCTTTTAATAGCAGTTCGTCAAGCCATTCAAGATCGTTATCGTCTTTATGTTTGACAAACTTTTCGCCTACTGATTTCGGAATACCAATATTGGAATGACCTGATGCCGCCGCATACATGGCTTTTCGTTGCTGTTCCGACTTGAATGGCATAGGCTAAAACCCTAGTAAATTTTTCTCGATTTTAACGCTTCTTTACCCTTTTGGGTAACCATTTCATCGGGCAATTGACTAACTCGATAAAGGTACTTATAACGACACCGACAATATACCTCCTCGCCGGGCGCGACTACATTGCTAGTATATCCATCTTTTGGCTTTACATAACCATCTTTTTGCGCCCAATTATTTTGAATTAGATAAATATTCTCATCTAATTCTTTATGATCTTCACGATAGTTATATCCCGACTGTTTCCAATTACTGTGCCATTTTGCGGCAATTGCGCCATTATCTAACGCTACGATTTCGTTAATATTAGCAATTAACTTGTGGGTTTGGTCAATAATCACGCGCCGTTCTTTGAACGGAAGCATCCCTAATTCTTTTTTAATCTGCTTTTTTTCTTCTTTTTTATCGACTACTTTGCTTCCGCCAATAGGGATTGAAGTTGCCCATCCAGAGAAGCGGCGCAACATATTACTGATAGATTCTTCGCGGTTAAATTTGATAAGATTGACCGAAGCTAGGATGCGGCGATCCAATTCAGCCCGCATTTTTGGCTTTAATCTGTCTACAGTAAATCTTGTTACATCTTTATTGACCAATCCGCCCTTCGTTACTAAACGATCAAAAGCGCCCTTTAAAGCACGTTCAAGCTCGTTTTGGAGCTTTTCGGGTGTAATTAATGATTTTACAGCCGATTTTTTAAGCTCTTTTACCCAAAAATCGAGTCTATCTTGGCTATCGAAGCCATAAATAATAAATTCATTAATGGCGGCTGTGAGGCACTCATAGAAAGTCATTGCTTTTTCTTTACGCTAATTTAGGTAAATTAGGTTGTTCTTGAATTGGAATTTCATACTCTGCAATATCTTCCATATCCAATTGCATATTAGATTTAAACATTTCCGGCATTTCAGACAAATTGTCTTGCGCCCATTGAACTAAGTTAGCCCTATTTTGCGGGTCAATTACAGGTAAAAGAGTACGAAGTACTTCAGTCATACCTTTAAGTTTAACTTCATCGGTTTTAACCAACTCGCTTGGCGTTTCCTCGATCATAGAATCCCAAGCTGGGGTAAACGCATCTTTCCATTCGTAAAAAGCTTCTTCGTAGGTCTTTCCTGCGTACATTTCAGGGTGTTTAGCTTGAACTATTTCATAAAATTGTTTATTCCATGCGCGATGCATGACAATTTTGTCAAAGAACTCGAACAGCGTTCTCATATCGTTGCGTAAGCCTGTTACATATTGAGCAATTGCAATTGCGTCTTGGCTACCTTCTGCAAAGCTATTAGCTAGGGCTTCATCTTTTAACAAGATGGCGGGTACGTCAGTAGCCGCCGCGATGTTGGCAATAATGTTATTCCTAGCCGTAGTCATGGCGGTATCAGTATTATTCAAGTCGATAGACTCAATATCCTCATCCACATCAATAGACAACACGTTACCTGTAGTACCTTGCTGGAGCATACTGCGCTTAATTCCCGCGCCTACTTGCATTAAGCGGTTCACGATTGAGCCAGATTGCTTTTGCTTAATAACCAGTAATCCAGCCTTAAACGTCACCAAATCGTCCGTCACCATAGACTGAACAAAAGACTTTAGGGGGTATAGGGCGCGTTGAAACACAGAACGACCTGTAAAGCCAAAGCCAGAAGATTGATAAGCTAAATAAATTGGCGTGTTATTAAACACAATACAGCTTCTTGATGGGTGATAAGGCTGACCTGCCGCAGTAATAAACGTCTTAGGCTTTTGAAAGTCGGGCGCGTTAGGGTTCTGATTGGTGACTGTTGAGCCAGCAAGGTTTAACGGATCAAGTTTATTAAAGTAAATATCTAAGTCAGGCAATGTCCAAGGATCAATCGGTTGATCGGTAGGGACGCCTTCAGCGCCATAGATTACGGCGGCTACGCCATAAACACGTTTTAAAAAAGTAACGTCACGGATTACATTGGTTGCATCAAGGCTATTCCATTCTTCATGGAACGCTTTAATCAACATTTCTTTTGGCTGGCAATCCATCGTAATTAAGCGTGGTTTGGATAGGGCTAATACAATCGGTTTTTCAATAATCTTAGCGGCTAAAGGGTGAAACTCAAAGATCGCTTTACAAGTCTGATAGCCTACAGGACTGCCCGGCTCTATTGCTTCCGCCTGAAGAAACTCCATCAGCGGAGAGGGTAAGCCTGTATTGGATATGGTTATTTCAGACATAGATTATTCCCTAGAAATATATTTTGCCCATAATAGCATTAGAACCCATACTTATCCCCTAGCGCAATAGCTAATCCGTAGACGGCGCAATCAAGTAGATCATCGGCACGTTTAAAAGCTTCTTTGTCACCAATCCGAAAGTTTGCCAGTTGGGTTAATAAGTGGTTTCGGGCTGTTCCTTTAAGCGTCATGGTTTTGTTAAACGCATATTCGCTAATTTTCATTTTTTCTTGATGGTAATAGCCAGACACGTTGATTGCACGTTCGTCTTTGCCAGACTGAGTTAACTTGCTATCAATCTCATGGACGTTCCATCCTCTGTTTCTACCTTGTTGGAGCAAAATCGACCCAGCGGCAGTATCTTCGATAAATGTACCTGTCACGCCGTTGCGCGACTTGCATTGTCTTGCCAATTCTTCCAATCGGCTAAACACGCTAGGAATCCAGTTTTCTAGCAAAGCGCCGTCAATATTGACCGCATCCCAATCTAAAATTGTTAAAGGTATACCTAAATGCTCATTGTATGCAAAGTAGATTACCGCAGTTGAATCATGCTCTTTGCCACCTTTTACCGCGCAATCCATTACGGCAAACACAGAATCGCACTTTTCGGGGTACTGAATTGGCTCATGGTTGACCAGCAGTTTGTCTACGGAGAAGAACGCAATTCCTGACCAATCAATGAACTCAGCCAAATACTCTTGACGAAACACCATCGGGTGGTTGCGGACTCGCTCACGTTCTAGCTCATCTAAAGGTACGTAAGGGTTTGTACTGGTTGGCGCATGGAAAGTTGCAAATCCCAAACTGTCGTCATTACACGCCGCATAGAAAAAGTTGTCTGGATCAACGCCGTTTGGCGTACTGAACACCCACGCTATTCCGCGAGTTGTCAGCATGGTCGGCTTGATTCCTTTGAACCATACATCATCTTTCATTTGCGGGGACTTAGTAAATCCAGCCTCATCAATTAGCACTAAGTCATAT